ACTCTAGGTATTGCGGCGTTTCTGATTGGTCTCGGGGTTTGACACACATGAGAATAACACCCGTGTTAATGTCAGTTCCGTGGGTTTCGTTGTGTGCTGCCGCATAGGCTGCCAACTGTATAAAGTAATCACCAATGTATTCGCGCTTCTTGACCTTGTTACTCTGCTTGAAGTCCATGATAGCGGGCCGACCTTTCCATACTCCCACAAGATCTGTGGTACCAGCATATAATCCACTATAATACAGGGGAACTTCTGAACCCCAGTATTCGTTGGCATGACACAAGCCTTTGAGTATGACTTCAGCAGCCATGAACCACGAGGGCTGTGCAAACGGATTTGAGGGGAAATCGCCAATGTCATCTTCTTTGACATAACGTTCCAAGTAGGTGTGCATACGTGTGCCACGATTGGCAGCTTCTGTAACAATCTGTTGTGCCCGATCTTCGCCCACTGCCCGACGCCAATTGGCCAGAGCTTGACGGCTTTCTTCGCTTTTGGTACGATCTAGGATAGTGGTAACGCTGGGAACTTTGCTACCATCTGGTAATGCATAGTGGCGTTTACCTTCAACACTTTCTCTTGCAAGAGGCGTGTAATCATATTTTTTGATAATCATTAAACTCTAAAACTTTCTCCGCAACCACATCGGTCGCGTTCGTTGGGGTTACGAAATTCAAAGCCTTCATTTAGGCCTTGTCGCACATAATCTACTGTCATATTTTGTAGGTAAACGTTATCTTTGGCATTGACCAAGACTACAAAATCAGGCTGTGCATAATTGATCACATACTGTTCTGGCGTGTACTCTCGTACATATTCTAACACATAAGCCAGTCCTGAGCAACCTGTAGTTTTTACACCAAGTCGTATACCGGCATGGCCCGTGGCATCCAATAGTTTTTTTATTTTTGTTCGTGCCGCATCAGTTAATGAGATCATGCTTTTTGCGATAGTCGGCTACTGCGGCTTTGATGGCGTCTTCGGCGAGGATACTGCAATGTATTTTAACAGGTGGAAGAGCCAACTCCTCGGCGATGTCGCTGTTTTTAATACTTGAAGCCTGGTCCAACGACATTCCTTTGACCAGCTCTGTGATGAGCGAGGAGGAAGCGATTGCAGATCCGCATCCATATGTTTTGAAACGAGCATCTCTAATAATACCATGTTCATCTACCTTTATCTGTAATTTCATCACGTCACCACAAGCTGGTGCGCCGACCATGCCGGTGCCCACATCAGCATCGTTGGCGTCAAATTTGCCCACGTTGCGTGGATTCTCATAATGGTCAATTACTTTATTTGAATATGCCATTATCTTATGTCTTCGGTGTGTTTGTGTTTGGCGGATTTACGAAGAATCTTGAACCAAATCTTTTTTTCTTTTGCACTATCGTGTGCAAAGATGGCTCTGTATAGTTTGTGTCTTAGTTGTTGTAGTTTCATTGTGAGCAGGTCCTTGTTCTAGTAATAGTGCCATCAGAGTTTTGTACTTCGGTCCAGGAGGTGCAGTTTTGTGTTTGCCCATAGTACACAGTGGCAGGAGGCACAGGAGCGGGTTGTACGATCACCGGTTGTTGTACGATCACCGGAGGTTGGTTACGTGCTATTTCATAGCCAATCACACCACCAATGATGGTGGGGGCTACCCAACCGTAATTGTATCCTGGATAGTATCCATGATGGTGATGATACCTGAAGCCTGGTTGAGCCAATGCACAAGTGCTGACCAATATCAATGTTAACGCTAGGATTTTTTTCATAACTATCTCCTTTAAGACTGTACATATACAACGCCACAGAGGGCAGAAATGTTGACTGTCTTATACAGTTATTTACATTGTACAGGAATTAACTACGATTTGCAAGAGCCGATTTAGCCATTGCGCCCACGGTCTTTTCTGGTGGGGTTCTGGGTGCGTTCATGTCTCCAGGCACAGCCGAAAAATCATCTTCGGCATTGCTCTGTAGATAAACATATTTGGTTCCATTGTCATCATCACTGATGTCTTTGACAAAGTTTTTGACGGTGTCATTGGTTTTGAATGCGTCCAATAGAGCTTCAAGATTAAAGGCTTCAGAACCAGGAATGCCTTGTACCATGTTGATCAAGGCATCTACACGAATCTTTGGCACCAGGTGTTGGTTACCTGCACGACCTTTTAGGAACTCCAAGGCCGAAATAAGATTGGCGTCGCCGCGATCAACCGCTTCGTCCTCAATCATCTCAGCATGAAAGTCTGAGAATTCGCGTAGTCTCATTAGCGACGCTCTCTGCCCAGTGCCTCTGGGCCGCCTGCGGCAGCATCAGTGGCAGCAAACTCGTCACCAGCATCGAGGTCGCTAACCGGAGGCACACCACCAGGAACTTCGCCTGCGGCCATACCAGCCATTTCGTCTCCGCCTAGGCTGCTGCCCATTCCCATGTCCATGGGCTGTGCAACTTGTTCACCAGCCAATGCACGACTTGCTGTGTCGGCTGTTTCTCTGGCAGCACCCAGTTGTGCAGACAGATCAGTGATCATGGGAGTCATTGCTGTTTTGAATTGTTCAGCTTGTTGGGCGCCAATTTGGTCACGGATGCTGTCCAACAGGGCCGGCATTTGCTCGCTTTGTAGTTTGCTGATTTTTTCTAACATGTCTTGGACACTGTCAACAATGTTCTTGGCAGCCAGGATGGCTTCTGATTTGGCCATTTCGCTTTCAGTAACAAACTGTTGCTGATTTTCACGCATCCAGCTGTGTATGCTTTCGCGTACCATCAGCATTTCCATGTAGGTAGAGTTTTTCTCTACGGCGCCGGCGCCGTGGCTACGACGAACTTGGTCAATGCTTTCGCTTAGACCACTGGCTAGTCGGTAGGCTTTTTTAAACGTCAGTTTATCAAAGTCAATGGCATAACCAAAGCGACTTTCGACCACTTGGTTTAGTTTTTTTGCGGAAGGCTTGGTGCCCATTTCTTGTAGTCTCATAGTAGTCTTTCCTGAACTTTCAAATATTTAGCAGTATTTATAGTTTTTTCTAATTCTTGATTTGCATAATCCAGTTGATATCGAGCATTTATGTAGCGCATATTGGCTAGATCTGCACGAAAATAGTCTTGCTTTTTTAGACTGGTGCGGCGAGTATTGGCATAGGTATCTTGATCTAGCTCCAATCTGCTGACTTCTGCATCAGCTGTCAGTATGTTTCTAGCTAGATTCAGTCGGTTGTCCTGTAGGGCCAAACAATAAAATATCGCACTCAGCTTACGACCAAAATCATGAACCAATTCATCATTGCGATCCAATACACGCCAACAGTGCTTGCCCACACTCAATACCTTGTAATAACCAATTAAAAACCCGCGGTTGCCCAGGGGCAAACACACGGGTAAGTTTTCGTCTATGGTTAATCTTTTTAGTTCTGTTTCGGTCCAGTATTTTACGTATTGCGTGATTACATCTGCGGCAAGATCAATGCGTTGATCTGCCAGCGTTTTTTTATTTCTTTTTGTAGGTGATTCGGCCTGTTTCATTTATTCTGTATAGTATGTCTTTGTTTACCAGGTGATTTGCAATCATTTGTTCTCTGGGTGACAAATCTTGTTTTTGTACTTCTGAGTGATGTTCGAATATGCCCAATACGTCTGCTTCTTCATTGGTGATTGGCACACTAATTTTATTTACTAGTTCTACAATTTTCATTTTTATTTGTTTATGAAGTTGACCAAGATCACAATGATACCTGTGGTCAATGCGCCAACCAAGGCTGTGCCTATGGTGATTATGGTTTTGTTTGCTGATTCAGGAGCACCGGACAAGCTCTCTCTAATGAACATGAGATGTTCTTCCAGTTTACCAACCTTGTGTTCAAGATTGTTCAATTTATTTTCTAGATTGGTGTAGCGTAGAGCACACAGCTCCACGTGTGTTTCCAAACTTTCTTTTTCAATTTCGGCGGCCATGGCTCATATCCTTGTTAGTTGTGATATCTGATATAGTGTATTTAACAATGAGCCATGACAAGTGAAGATTAGGTAGATATCAATTACTATTTAAGTCAATGCGGCCTAATCTAAAAAACACGTTTTTAATAGCACCTTTGGTATAGAATATGGGTAATATGAATCGGGCTGTTTCTTCAAGACCCATGATGATCGGCACTTCGTCAAAATCTTGTTCCAGGTAGTGCAAGACCTTTTCGTCCTTGAGCCAGACATCGGAATGTTCTGTACTGAAAGACCAGAACCATACTCGATGCACACCCGAATACATTTCTCCAAAGTCGCTGCCTTCTAGGTCAACATCTTGATATATGGGGCCAATCATGTCCAACGGCTGAGCACGTATACCAATGCATTGTAGTACTGTTTCCCAATTACGTTGTTGGTCACGTGCCTGATCACCATCGCCCCTGGTTCTGGTCACGCCTGTTTGTGTGATGTCCACTAGAGTAATGCCGGTGATGTGTTGCATACAGATATTTATAGTCGTAAAAAAAGGCACTAAAAAGTGCCTTCTTTGGATCAAGTAGCTATTAGGCTAGTTTGATACCACCTGTGCTACTGACCACTGCGGCTGTTGCATCAACTGCACTGTATGCACCAATGTTAGAACTCAGCAAGCGGATGGCTGCTTGTAAAGTAGCGGCTGTGTCTGAACTGCGTTCTGTGATAACGCTCAACTGACTGCCTGTATCAACTTGATATGCTATAACTGTTGCATTTGCCGCAACAACGTTCAACAATGTTTCAACTGCACCAGAAACGCCAGAACCGTTTGGTCCGCCAAGTTCTGCTGCCAAGTTACCGCCTGTAGCGGTGATCTTGAATGCTTGGATTGGGGCCGCAATGCCTGTGTTGATGATGGTTGCGTTTGAAAAGTGACGACCTGCGCCAATGTTAAATACACCACCGGTGTTGCCGTTTGCTCTTTGGAATACTGCCATTTTATTTCTCCTGTAATGGTTGCGTAATACGCATGCAAATATTTATCATCTGCAACAAAAACCAGCTCAATTAGGTGTCCAACGATGTCTAGGTACCAGTTTGGTATCTCGATATACCCAACCCTCGCCGCCAGGAACACCTTCAGTTGAGGTACGTATCTGCGGTGTTTGTTGATCCAATTGATCAATGATGTCGTTCTTGATATCTCTAATGGATTCAACTAAGCCAAATACCGCCTTCAAACCATCGGGGTTGGTTTCTATTTTGTCCACAAAGGCCTGCATCTTTTTAGGGCCCAGTGTGGTCTGTACCCAAGGTAAAAACTGCGATTCAAGACCTTCCAAGTTGCCTTCTTTGCTCTTGGTGTTAACAAACGCATAGATATCACTGCCGGGACTGGACAACCCGGGTACACCCGATAAAAATGCATCCACCGCTTTGCGTGTACGAGCCGACAGTTTTAGTGACTTGACATAGTTGGCGTCAATCACTGCACCTTGATCTGCAAAGTAAGATCCCAGTATGACCAACTGTGAACTGGCAGAGGGATAGTATAGTCCTTGACTGGTCCGGAATTGTTCTAACCGAGGCATCTTGCCTGCATCCTTGTCGCCAAAACGTTTTAGATATTTGTGTACTACCACTGCGGCTTTGGCTTTGTACAGCAGATTTCCCAGTTCAACGGGATTACCTTGATCATCGGCCACTGGTACCATATAGGTCACTTTGTTGGGAGTAAACACCAGCTCTTGACGTTTGACATCGTATGGTTTGCCTGGATAAAACAACATGTCACCAAAGAAATAACCACGAAAGTTTTCTGGAGTACCGGCTTCAAATATGTGCCAAGCAGAAGCCATGTCTGCGGCAAACTGTGCTCGCCAATCTTCACCCTTGCCACGACTCATGATAAACTGTTCTAGTTCGTCGGGACTGGTAGCAAAGCCGCCTTGATCTGCTTTGTCCCAGTTGTTTTTGCCCACAAACACAAACTGACCGTTGGGCTCTCTGCCCCAGTACACCGTGGGGTTGCCGTCCCACTTTAGACTGTAGTCTTTGCCAGTGGCTTCTGTGGCCATGTGACGTAAGTATTCCAGCGCACGGTCTGCGCCTGCAGATCCTTCTGTGAACACAAGATCCTCTAGGTGATTAAACTCGCGTCCAATCTTGGCAGCTTCTACTAGTAATTCTCTGGCTCTCATCGAAACATCTCGCTGATCTGTCGCAGCCATTGTGTGCTGCCGGGCTGTACACTTTCGGGCAGTGTCAGCAGGCCCTTGGCCTGATCATCACGTGCCTGTGCCAATTTGGCATCACGGTTGGGATCGTTAGCTAGACTGGCCATGATTGTTTTTACACTGTTCAAGTCGTCGGCATTGGCCTGTGGATTCAAAAGTATTTTGGCCACAGCATCTCTCTCACGGGCGACCACCGTGTTGTCTTCACGACTTATCAGTTTGGCACCAAATGCATCAAACTTCAAGTTCAATGATTTGGCAATACTGCTGATCAACAAGAATATGGGAGAACCTCGAAAGTCCGGATCTGCATACATGCCTCTGGGACCGTGTTGATGATAGGGTGCAACAATGTGTACATCGTGTATGACCATTAGGTCAACCTGTGCATAACCACCATCTGTGACTTTGCTGGCATAAGGAACACCAATGCTGACATTGCGTCCGTTGACATTGGCTTCAATATTTTTGGCAGCAAAGAACTGCGCCAAGGCCTGTTTGGCGGCCTTGACTGGATCCTTTG